CATCAAATTGTTTGCTATAGACAAAACTATTGTCAACAGAAACAGGATTTGTAGTCTTCAATGCTCTAGCAGGAAACTTGAAAAGAAGACTGTTAAATTTGCTTTCGTAAATATAAGCCTTACTATCGACGAGAACAACATCCGCATGACCATCGGCAGTGGTATCATAGTAAACGCCCTTAACATCTTCAAAGTTAAATGAAGATGTCATTTGAATGTCGTAGAGATACATGCGGAATTGCGTATTATATGCGCCAGGTGTACCAGTCTCGTGAACGATGTGGCGAACTCTAGCTGTACCGATTTGCGATCCTGGTGCCGCCGTGGCAGATTGTGCGCCACCTGTTGGAGAACCAGAAGTACCAATAGCATTTGCGGCAGTGCCGCGAAGAGATACGGTATCACCCGCTGCAATATCCCAGTTACCGCAGAAGTTGTCAACTAGAATATAGCTACCAAATGCAGTAGAGATAGGAACTTCATTTACAACCTTTGTTGTATTACCTTTCGGAACAACTACATATTCTGTTTGTCTAGTTTCGTATGCATAACCGCGAACATATGCTTTACCTGCTTCGATACCAATTGCTAAAAGTGTCTCGTCACCACCGGCTGCGGGGGTTGTCGCATTATATGGTATTAGACCACCATTGGTTCCGGTGTCGAGATGTTCCTTGATTAAAATAGGAAACGCTTTTACAGTATAGTTGCCCGATTCATCGAAAGTGCGTTTTGCAAGATTGCGACCAAGGTCGGCATAAATGCGGTCTTCGCTCATAACATTTTGTAACTGACCAGCAACAACTGTTATATACTCAGAGAACTCGTCGCCTGGCGTGGCATCAAGCGCATATTTAACCAGAGATGCGGTCGTTACATATCTGTCGGCACCTGGCGCGGCATAGTTGAATGTACCTTGTGCGGGATCCAAAAGATCGGGGTCAGTTTCATGTGTGACGATACTTTCTACAATCTCAAAACCAATTCTAAAATAGGGGTATGCATTATATTTTAGTAGTTCGAGAGTAGTTTTAGTAAAAGGAAGAAACTTACCATCTAGAAAAATAATACCATCATCTAGAGTTACAAATGACCCTCTACCATAATAATAGTTGCCTTCTTCAAAAGTATCATCTACTACAAAAGTATCGGTAACTTGATCGCCAGTTTCAGATTCTATTACGCGAATTGTTTCACCGGGAGAAAAGTGAACTGCGTCCGTGGATCCATCACCCGTAAGATATCTTAAATAAAGTGTATTAAGATCGGGTGAGTCCTCCTCCGAACCGCCGCTCACATAAATAATTTCTGCTTGTATCGAAGATGTTAAGCCAATTACTTTAGCACCTACATAATCCTCAATATCTTGAATCAAAAATCCAGAAGCATCTTCATCTAGAACTTTAATGAAGTCCCGTGCGGTGTCTAGTTTGAACTCACACCCGGTAACTACAGACCCATTTTTAAAAACATGGTTGCCGAATTTTCCAACCTGATCCTGAAGAATAGATTGAAGTTGTGTTAATTCTCTTGCCTGAACAGCATAACCCGGCTTGAACAGAATTCTATTGTAATTGTTTGCAATCGCATCCGCAGCATCATCATAATACGGGGATACATTTAAGTCCAAGGCCATGTGTAACTTCTCTCTTAAAAGTTAATAACTGTTCTAATCTTTTCTACTTGATCTGCTTGTCTATTAATGGGAAGGCGATTTTCTATATAAAGAATTTCACCTGTAGTATTAATAACATCCGGACTAGTTAGACTATTTATAGTCAATCCAGTAACGCTGGTTCTATTATTTGTCAAAACAGAATCTACTGTGATAACTGAAATCACGGGAAGAAGATATACTTCATCTGTAGCTTCTTTAATCTGAGCAACAATAAATCTTCCGCCACCGTCTGTCGAAATGGAATCATCGTTTGAATAAACGGTGGTATCATCAACTGTAATTACATAACAGGTAGTGCCAGTGTCTGCCATAAAATTAGCCAGTTCATCGTCCAATGGATTTTTAACTATACCAAGTTGACGATAATCGTTATTGTAAAAATAATCAGTTGTGTCATTTGTCAAATTGACTGAAAGACAAACTGTTTTGGCATAAAGTTCTTTAACAGGATTTGCGCCATGTCCATAATATGGGGAAACAGTTGCAGTGGCGGTAGCACCAGAGCCAAAGCCTAGAATATTATTAAATGATATCTCTGCAAAGGTATATCCTGTACCCGGGTTAGTAACATCAACACGTTCAATTCTACCCAATTCATCTACAAATGCCACTGCTTCCGCGCCAGATCCGTCACCGGATATGGTAACAAGAACGTCTCCTGAAGAATAATTCTGTCCAATTTGCAGTAAATTAATTCTATCTACAGTGCCTGGAACTGCGGCGGCTTCAATACTTTCTTGAACCAGAGATACTGGAATACTACCTAGAGATACTTCTGCGGTAGCACCAGCACCCGTTTCATTATCTACAATTTCAATATATGCAAATGAATAACCATAACCCTGATTGGTGATGGTGATATCTGTAATTTCATCGTCGGTAACTACAGCCACAGCCGTAGCTCCTACCCCGTCACCCTGGATAAGAACTGTTGGCAAATCTTCTGAATCGTATCCTGTTCCTCCAGAAGTTACGGTGATATCATCAATTTCACCGTTGATATCGTATAACGGAACACCTACTCCTGCCATCTTACGAACTGGAATAAAATCTGGAGTAAGAAACTTCAATTGATCTGATGCTTCGACTCTAAACATGTATTTCCACACATATCCATCTGGAAGTATGAATGCATTGGTAACATCTGTGCTGTTAGGTTTATTAAAACTGGGCGTGCCACCGTTATTATTTAAACATTTGTATACGCGCATATCATCTGTCAGGACATAGAAGTCCTCGGTTGACAAATCATCTACATCATCGTAATGATCATAAATGGTACCAGCTACCCAATCGATACGACGAATCATCATAACAGCATCCGAAGCTTGGACACGCTTAACAAACATCATATTCCTATGTGTTTGGCTATTATAAGACTCGGTATCGAGTGGGGTTTCTGGTGTGCCGACAACTGGCCATTCTGTGGTTTTACCCACAAAGAAATAAAAGAAGTCGTTCTCGTTAACTACGTCACGATAGAAACTTCTTGCTAGTTCATTTCTAGCCAATGTTCTTAGCAATAGAGCCACAGTTTATTACCTATTATTCTACAGTGACCGTCCAAGTGATTGTCATCGAGTCACCTGCAGCCTTGTTGATAACTGCAAACTCGGTACGGCAAAGCATTGTGCCCGCCGAAGAAGCGTTGAAAATACCTGCTTCTGTAACAGCACCCGTGCCGGTACCAGCTGGGAATGTAGCAACATATTCTACGGAGTTGCTTGTAACTGTTGTAGAAAATAGCGTGACACGACCCAGTTGTGTTTGTAGGGCTGTATCACCTGCGGCTGGATCGTTTGTACCCGAGCCGATTGCCATGTGAGTCATTGCTGTTTCAGTGGCGTCCTTCATGCGTGATGCGATGTAGTCTAGGCCCGCGTCAACAACGAGGTTGGTTACATTAAGTTCTTGCTTAAGGTTGCCTGCATTGTCATTGACAACGATAGATAGCTTACCTGTAGCTGAAAGGAAATCCTTATTTCTCATGAGTATTATACCTTCTTCTTGTGTTAAATCGAATTGTTACTTCCAACGTAATCGCCTGCTTCATAAGCGCCGGAAGTGTAATCGTATGACCAGTAGTCTTGTGTATTTATATTGCCAATTTCGCTTACTGTGGAAGTTTCTACTAGATTTTTACTGATACTAGAGTGTGTGTCTTCCATAATATGTAGCGTGGATTGAGCAGCCTTACCCGGCTCAACGACTTCAATATTTTCATTGACGCCGTTTGGTAAACCATCGCTAGACGCCTTATTTACCGAAAGCGAATTACTGTCCGAGATAAAAATACCATCGGTTACTGTTTTAGTAAATGAAGTTTCCACAACATCCGTGATAATAGGATCATCGTCTGGAACTCTAAACACAGGAGTAATTGAGTCAATGGTTTCAGTTACAGTCACCGTCTCATTGATTAACTTGGTGATTACCATATATGGTATACTATCACCCGAGGCCACCGTTTCTGTTAGTCCTTTAGCCACTCGAATGGATGCAGTATCAATAGCAGATAGAATAATATCCGCATCTGTGATATAATCTTCGGCAAAATAATCGCCAAGAATATATGGTGCGGCGGTGTCAATGGTTTTATCAACATATTTGTAGAAGTGAGATGTAGAACTGTCTGACATACCCATAGTGGATTCACTAACGGTTCTCATGAAGCCGAAATAGATATCTTCCGAGGTAAGTGGAATATCAAGTAGTGTTTTACCGACATCAATAGCATCGATACTATCACTTGTTACCGGAACATCAGTTACTCCTTTGCCCACATCGTTGATAACTAGCTCTGTGAACCCATTGCTTATGTCGGATAGAGACTTACCAACATGTGATGCATGTTCTTCAGTAGTAAGATATGTATCATTAAGCGTCTTCCTAAAGTCTACTGCAATATCATAACTTACACCAAGAATTTCTACTGCTCGAACAATTTCAACTGGGAATTCATAGAAGTGAATTGGTTGACGAACAACTTCAAACGAAGCCCCAAGCTCTAGGGTGCTACCTAGTAATAGTTCACTGAATATGGCCATGCCGGCAGGGTGAACTGTGTTTTTCACCATTGTCATCCAGTTAACAGATGGCACCTTTGAGCGAAGAACATACGAATAATTCTGGTAATAGTAATTGTCTTGGAGTTTATTAACATCCGACAACATACCTTGACGATTCTGGAATCCTTCTTGTATCGAAGTTATTGCTCCTGTGGAGAAGCGAAGGACACAATTTGATCCAGATGGCGATGTTATCGTAGCTGTAAATGTCTGTGCTTCAAATCCACTACCACTTGAGAAGATTCTTACCTTTGTAGGTCTTCCTTGAGCATTGACGCTATCAATAATAACACTGGCTCTATTATCTACACCGAACTGGACGTAATCACCCGCGAAATAATTTAGAGCCGTATCTGGGAAACTGAATACATATTGCCCAGTTGATCCGCTTTCGGAAATTGAGTATACTTCACCCTGTAAGAAGCCGTAATTTGGGGTGCCAGAAATACTAACAATGTCTACGGTATCTGTAATGCTACGAGTAAGATAACCATACTTATCTGTTAACTCATCAATATAAACAAACGACCTTATGGTATCGGTGCTAAAGGATACGATAGTGGATTCTTCTGCGTATCCAGTACCTCCGGTTAACATCGAAACATATTCAATACCACCGGTAGCATTTAGATACGCTTGCGCTGTTGCTCCAGTAGCCCCGATGTCGGAAATAAATGTGATTGCGGGAATTGCATTATAGCCACTACCGGGTGCATCCATGGCATCGATGAAACGTTGTTCGTCGCCAGTACCTGCAGAGGTAAAATTGATAAAGTATTCTTTAGAAAGCACATGAAAATTACCGACACCCACATTGGTAAGATCCAATTCATTATATGAACTAATAGCTACATAATCGCTGGCAAAATAAGTATCATCTAAACAATATCTTGGATCACTATCGATTAAAGATTCCGCGAGTTTGATTGTATTGTTATTAATTTTAATAACATAATACACACCGGAATCATCCAGCCCTCCGATTTCGGTAGAATCTGCCTTATATACAACCAGATCGCCAGTATTATAACCATGTGCCGCTATCGTTATGGTATTAGTAGAAATGTTTACATTGGCACTTTTAAAAAAAGTTCTTGTAGGAACTTGTTGCAACGCAATTTTGTCACGATACAATCGAAAATATCTACTGTCAATTACTTTAACAAAATATTGTCTATATGGAATTAATCCGCCAATTGCCGTGCCTTCCATAGGATCATAGATAACACAATCGCCAGTTGTAAACCCATGGTCCGGAATTAAAAATCTGGCATATATGTCAAAGTTTTCAGCCGGATCGAAGTCTCTAGAAGAAACTGCCGGGTCACCTGTTATTGCCTTGATTTCGCCATCGACAACAAGGGGTCTGGCATTTGCGCCTGCACCCGGGAGAATGATAACATCATTTTCTTGTTGCTTAACATAAAGTTCATATGTTGGAACAGTAGAGTATGCTAGTCTCGTTACTTCATCAACTATAATATTGTATGTCTCAAACGTAGAAACACTACCAATATCAATGTGCGAGTAAATCTTGGCCCTTTTACCCTTTAAATCAAACGGGTCTAATGAGATAGTATCATCTGTTGTGATACGCATCTTTTCGCGATTTACCCATATACCATCAGATGGCTTTAAAACATAAGTTGATGGATAGATAATATCAACATGTTCGTTGAAGAAGGTTCTAAAAATGAATAGAATACTTTCTTCTGACCCCTTTGCTTCATAAAACTCTCTAATGAATTTTATAAGGCGACGATCCGTAATAAGTGAATCTTTAGGAAACATCTGTAGATATTGTTCACGGAACGAAGGAATAAAGGCATCAAGTGTATTATTGATATCCGAAAATGAGCTGGCATTCAATAGGACATTATTCACCTCTCCATCCTGATCTAGAAACTCATAGTATTTTTCTAGAAAAAGGACGAATTGTGGGAATTCTGCTTTAATATAATCTGGAACTTGATTTGTAATCAAATATGCCAGAGAATTTTTGAAATCCGACATGTATTAAGTTCCGATAATATTAATTGTTGTACCTGAGATATAATTTCCAGCACCAGAAATAGTAGAAGTATCTTGTGCTAAAACTAAATTCTTATTTGCATACGGGGTGACCGCATACGTATAGGAAATATCCTCATTTACTGGTGCCATAATGATGTCCGGTGATGAACCTTGTGGCTTAATATAAATTCTAAGATAAAGATCCGTACCAGAAATAGTATTAATATACAAACTAGGTATCAAGATTTTACCTGTTTGATACTCTATTGTTCCTACGGCAGTTGATATCAGGACATTAGTATCATCATACAAATCTAATACACCCGGCAGCGAATCATCTTCGGTATAACTGTCTCGAAGATAACATGTTACTTGCTTGCCCGATGGTAATATCGTGGTAAAAAGGTTTGATCTTACACTATTGGGCGCGATTGTAGTATTATATGCAAATGAAATTCTATTATTTTCGCCCGTGAATGGCTGATATGCTCTATGTAGATTCATTTCTATATTGGTGGCATAGATAGAAGTTGAAACAGAATTTAATAATTCTAACAATTCTGAATAGTAAAAGTTCTTTTTTACTTTAGAAGTTGTATTTACAAAATAACTCGCCAAGTATTCAGACATAGTATTCTGAATAACAGACGCCGACACGGATGTATTATTTTTTAAATATCTGGCTGTTATATTAAAACTAACATACAGATATGAGGGGTCCACAAATACTGGCTGAATTCCAACGACACCTCTAGGCTTTAGAATGTCCCGTGCAATAGATGTCTTATCGGATTCCGTGATAACACTATTTGGCAGAGGCTCAATTGAAACGAAAACTTTACCGTAAATAGGAGGGTCATTATCTTCTCCTCCCCAAACAGTTATCGAATTGATGTTGGCGTATTGACTCTCGATCAGTGCTGTATAGTCCTCAGCGGTTACGGCTCTATTCTTTGTAGCATTGAATTTAGGTGCAATGAAGCGAATTGAATCAGTTGATTGGGCTTCTGCACCGCCAAATGCAGCGGCGGCCGAAACAGAAATTATTTCTCCTGTTCCAAGAATTACAGATTTTGCGGATAATCCTGTGACAGAGTTTGCGCCTATCCCACCACTTACAATATAGTCTATAGTAACAATATTACCGACTGTTAATTTTTTACCCAAAACGTTATCACCAAAACGAACTTCAATTAATCCATTTGCATTTTCTTCCACAAAGAATGCTCTTGAAGTTTCCGTGAGTGAAACGATGTTCTGATTTTGAACGAATGTTTGAAGGTCTAATTCAGATGAAGATGTTTGGACTCTACATACTATTGTAGAAGTGTCCACATTTCTATTTAAAAGTTCGAACGGACCAGACACAGTATCTGCCGTAACGGTAAAGAAGTTATTGGTTCTTACACCTTCGATTAGAGTTACAACGAAAGTAAAAGTTCCGTCTGCTTTTGTTGCAGTAATATCGTCTTCAGGATAAAATGTATACGTAACACCATCTGAACCAACTCCCTTAAACCCTAGGTTTTTACTTAGAGTTGCCGTGCTGGATGTATACGATGTCGGAGGAGTTATTTCAATTGTGGCCTCAACTCTAGCGGAACGAATTGAGCGAGGATTATATCCAAGAGACTTAGAAATCGAAACGACAGACGATCTTTTTACCGCACTGTCTATGAACATTTCATTTGCGAGAAGGTGGGCAAGCGTTGCGTTATAGTGAGTATTATACGCAAGTAGGTCAATTAAAACCGATAGACCAGATCCATCAAAGTTGTAGTCCGCAAACTCAGTTTGACTTTGTAGATATGTCTTTAGATTTTCTCTAATGCCAAAGAAATCTAGTTCGGTAACATTTAATTGAGCCATATTATCTGCTTCTTCTTAGAATAGTTGAAAAGTTAAAAGGACCTTCGATACCAAAGACATAAAAAGTAATGTTTACCGTAAAAGCATTTGCATCATATTCAGGAATAACCTCTATGTCTTGCGCTCTAACTCTTGGCTCATATTTGTTAATCAATATTTCAAGTTCTAGTTGTAATCTATTGGCCGTAATAACATCGATATTTTCAAACAATAATGCATATATGGGAGACCCTAATTTAGGTTGAAAAGGTCGCTCATAAAATCTAGTAAGCACTAGAGTTTTAAGAGATTGTTTAACTGCATTGACATCATATTTCTTCGCAACATCACCCGTTACAGGATTAGCTGCAAACGAAAGATCGAAGTCCGAGTATATTCTGTTTACTTGTTTAATAGCCATAAGTATATTTATACATTAAATTAGCCTCTGAGACCAGGCATTTGATCAAATTGTCCTTTAGTTTTATACGGTGCGTCCCTGTAGAAACTTTGTGCCCAACCCCTAACTGCTAATGTTGAGGGTTGTCTTAATCCAATATGAATCCATGGAGCCTTGGATGGGTCACTACCCTTTCTGGGCGCCGGCGCCCATTCGTAAAGAAGTTGGTCATAAGGAATTTTTAATCCTGCAATAATATTTGCAACCTCACGGTGTCTACCCCCTACATATCCACAACTTGCGAACTGCATATCAATACCCCAGCCAACATTATGGGCTGAGCCATTTGATTTTGAGCGTAGAGTTGATGTAATCACAAACCCGTTGCCGAAACGCGCTCTAATAGGATCAATACAAAGAACAAAAAGATCGCGCAAGTTTTGGACTATTTGATATGCTGTCCATCTTCTTTCAGCAGCAGTTTTTCCGCCCATAGGAATACTAGCTGCGCCGCCTAGGGCTGGGTTCAAGACATCTCGTAAAGTATAGTAGTGTGATAGCCTAATGTCCTTTGCCATTGCATTGTAGTTACCAGATGAAGGAATTATTGGTAGCTTATTTCCTTTAAAATCTGTATCGGTCTTTCTAAGTCCCGCGGCGGGCGGCACTGGAGTTCCTGGTTCAGTAGATGTAGGTGCTCCACCTTCGTCACCCATAAAACTGGGACTGCCGTCGCTGTTCGCTTCCGCACAACCAGGATCCTCATTTGCAGGTTCATTTGTACCCGGCGCTTGAGTAGTTTCTGTCGGTTGCGCGGCGGGTGCGGCTGCCGGAGCAGTAGGGGCGCCGCCGGCTGGAGGCGCCGTCGTAGTTGCTGGCGTATTAGAGTTTGCTACGGGTGGATTTGTTGGTGATGTTTCTGCCATATATTCCTCTTATGCCAACGATGTATAGGGGTTTAATGCCGTATCGTCGTTGATTGTCGCTTGTTCGTTGAAGGAGATGCCACCCGCTGAATTTAGAAGCTGACTACTACCACCTGCGCCCGCCGAAGTAAGGCCATCTGAACCACCGATAATAGGTGATGCTGAGACAGATACTGGTTTTTCAATAGGAATTGGATTTGCAAGTGTTGCAATCTTAGCGCCAGTTGCTTCGCTTGCTGGATCAGCCGAGTTGGCATTACCGGCGGTGACCGCCGATCCTGGTTCAGTAACAGAAGCAGATGTAGGACCAGATATCGGAAGATCGTGAGTGCTTCCACCATTAGTACCAGTATCAGTTCCAGTTGCTCGAAGATTTGTGCTACCAGCATTCAGTGTGGAGACATTTGCAGTTGTGACATCAAGAGTTGGTGTATCAATAGGTGAAGACGCAACAAGAGGTGCCTTAAGATTGATATTTCCTGTACCTTCAACGTTGACGGCTGCGCCAGACTTGACGTTGGTTGCTGCCGCAGAGTTGACATTCACGGCATTACCAGACTTGACATTAACTGAATCCGCTGCTTGTGCGTTTATTACATTTGCGGACTTGATATTTGTAGAAGCAATGGATTCTGTATTAACAGAACCAGCAGACTTGATGTTTGTATTGCCAAGAGATTCGATGTTTGTATGTGTACCAGACTTACTATCGATAGTTACTGCGGCTTTGCTCAAGATTGAACCATCTGTGTCTTGGTTGATATTGCCAATAGATGTATGATAAGAAACTCCAGATACCTTAACGTGATAATCGCCCTTAGATGTTACTTTATAACCGCTTGCGGTAAGGTTATGAGTGCCATCAATTGTCGAATTGAAGTTGCCTGCACCATGTATTTGCATGTCGCCTTTATTATCGTGCGAGAATACACCATCGTTTCTAATGAAGATGCCGCCACCTACAGATAGTCCAAAGTGACCAGCAACGTTTAAGTTGAAGTCATTATGAACGTCCATGTTGACTTTACCGTTCATAGTAAGATTTGCATCACCCATAATCATAACATTACATTCACCTGCAACGTGAACATTGGCGCGGCCCTCAATTAAAATATATCCGTTATTATCGATAATTGTATAGTTATCACCAACAACGCGAGTTACTTGTGTTCCGTCAGGACCGATTTCATTAAATGAGCCTGATTTATGAGCGGTGTGAATACGTTCGGCACCGGGGGTATCGTCGATTTCTTGAACGTGACCGGATTCGGATGCAGTAACCTTGTTGAAAGGATACTGAGCGGCATACGCGGTCTTAGGTTGCGACCAAGATCCACCGTTTCTACCCGCTTTTGGAATGTCTCTTTTACGAAGAGCATTTTTGGCTGCAGGTGATGCACCAGAACTTAAACTCTCTTGATTTGCACCCTGTGACGTTGGGTTATTTTGAATATGAGGTGAATTTATACCCACCGCAAGAGGATTAGTATCTGGTTTACCACCGAGAGACTTCTTCGGATATTGGCCTCTTGGATCGCCGAACCCGTTTTGGGTATCGTTTGTAACGGGAATATTGGCAGCATCGGGCGGAGCTTGCGTCAATGACTGCGCGGTATCTGCCGCGGCTGGATGTTCTACGCTATCTGCTTGTAGCGGATTTGTATTCGGAGGAGCTGTTGCGATAGGCGGAGCAACTCTCGTGACTTCTTTTTGTGAAGACGCAAATCCTTTTTGATCTTCTACAATTGTAGTTGTTACTACAGAACCATCGCCATATTTTTCGGTGACAACAGTTGTCGTTGAACCGTCTGTATTTGATTTACTTGGTCCTTGTGCCGCAACTGGAGTATTATTACTAAAAGTTTTCTTGACTTTCTCAAGATTTGTAGTATACTCACCCGCGATTCCAGACTTAGCACTTATAAGGTCGTTTGATAGCGCAGTATCTGGCCCAAGAGGAGCATTATTAGTATCTCTAACCCATTTATTATAGTTGAAGATGATGTCTTTTTGTTCTCTCTTTAGAGAAGTAATAACATCAAGCCATGCTTCTGCGGTAGGAAGATCCCACTTAGCTGTTGATGTATCGCCCGCGGAAACCTCTTGCGTCAATTCAACAATGTCTCGCATCGTGGATTCAATTTCGCGAGTTAATTGGGCGTCAATACTTTCCTGCCATTCAGGTCTGTTGAGAGATATAATGTATTTTGTTCTATCTGGTTGATAGTTTATTGGTTTTAATCCATCGACCTGTATTGCGTAGTTACCCCCAAACGGAATAACTGTGGCAATTATTGGAATCTCTCTGAGTGGCAGCGCCCCACTATTTTGAGGATAAAGAGCATTTCCAAGATTTTGTTCAAACGTTTTAGGAGTTTTCGGAGTATAGTTATTGATACGTTCTTGCTTAATTGCACCGTCAATAGCAGAAATCAGTGTCAAATACTGAGGAGTTTTAGTATCGGTCTTATCAATTAAGTTTACAGACGCAATGGGTGTTCCCTTGGTAGATAGTGTAACAACACCATTAGATGCTGTCCATTGATATGAAACTTCGACTGAGCCATATGTAGACTTCATTGGATTAGGGTCGACAGGTGGCGAAGAAGCCTGCGTTGGTCCTCCTACCGCGGCCGCAATTTGCGTGGACGGTAGCGTAGGAACTGCGTCTGCGGACGCCGCACCTGTTTGAGGAGTTGGAGGAACAGAAGCGGGCGATACCGGCAAGAACGACGAAACAATTTCACCTTCTGCTGGCTTTTCGGTAGTGGTAGGCGAAGAACTGCCTAGCATTCCTGAAACATTTGATGCTGCATTCGACAACGCACTTGTAACGTTGCCCGTGGCAGAGTTGAGTGCTCCTTGTGCGTTACCAGCTATACCCGAAACTGCGCCAGTTGCCGCTGATATAGCGCCCGTAACATTTGATACCGCAGAAGCGCCAAGGGCGGCGGCTGCGGCAGATGGATCGCTTGCACCGGCTGTTATCGCGGTGAGATTATTAGCAAGAGCAAGACCAGACACTGCGGTCGAACTGGAATTGAGTATGTCACTTGCGGCCGCAGATGCTTGTTTCTTCAATGATTCCATCGATGCAGAACCTGCACTACTAATCAGAGAAGTCAGTTCTGGTTTACTTACACCGATTGCACTAATAGAGGCTGCTTTTGCTTGCTCGAACTTATCAAGCAATCCAGGTTTAGCACCTGTTTGTTCTATTAGCGTTGTATTGAGTGCTGGAATAGCTGCACCCACATTCCCCATCTTATTAGTTTCGGATGCGATCAGATCAGAAATTTTTGCGGGGTCAGTGACGCCATCGATTGCCGCACGAAGAAGTGCCGTTGCACCCGGAGGACACATACCTCGACGATTTAATTCATTGATTACCGCAGTCTGTGAATCGTTGGCTAGACCAAAACCGGACTTTAGAGATTCACCAATAAAACTTAACGATGCTGGATCAACTTTGCCGCTTGCACCAGCTGCACCGAGTGCAGCACCTACTGCTTCTGTGGCAGTATTTTCAACATCGGCTGCCAGCGAAGTAATCTGTTTTGCAAGCGATGTATTAGATACCTTGCTTACCGCAGAGGTTATACTATTTTTAGACGCAAGACTACTAATAGATGGAACTTTGCTGGTAACTCCGCTAACTTTAGATGAAATGCCCGATATAGATTTCAGTGCTGAAGTAGTATTTGCTGGCAATATACTTGACGCTGCGGCCAAAGCATCTTTAGCCTTATTGATTTCACTGAGTTTATCTTTGATTGTTGATGCTGCTATTCCCAGTCCAGCATCTAGTATGCCACCAATATCAGCAGGAATAATTCCATTTTTAACTAGTCCAGAAATGACTCCGTTTATATTTTTACCAGATAGAACATCAGCCAGATCTTTAGCAGTTTCTATTAGAGCCTTGGTACTGATTTCTGTTGTTGGTGCTCTTACGCCGGATTTTAGTAGGGGCTTATCGCTATTAGTTTCTTTTGGTTTTTCAGCTACCGCGTTATATCCAATATCGTACCAATACTTAGAATTGATGCCATCTGAATTGGATTTGATAACACCTTGGGCAAAACTAATAGCATCATCTAATTTTCCACAAAGGGCGACGGAAAGTAAGCCCGCTACAGTTTCTTTAGAAGTGTCTACGTTTACAATCTTTGCATTACTTAAATCTACGTATGCCTTCTTTAAATAATAATATGCTGCTTTATCTTGCATTTCTTCCGATGTCACGAAAGAAATCATGCTTCTTACGGCAGCCTCATGATTTAGAGGAATAGGATTGTATAAGAAGAAATACTGGATATTATTGCCGGCTTCTCTCTTGTAAGGCGCGAAGTCATAATCACCAGCAGTATCTTGAACTGCCTCTGCGTATGACTTAACTCTTTCGGCGGCACCAGGGCGACTGCCATTAATCTGAATACAATCTTCTGCCCATTCTTGTATTTCTGGTTTTAGAAAATCAATATCAATAAGTTGTGATATCGTCATTCTATATGCGCCGTATTCACCGCGATTGTGAACCTTACGCCATATGTTTCTCTTACCACCGACAACATATTTTCTAGAAATTGCTTGTTGACATGCAGTAAGAACTTTTACACAGTCCTCTTTTGTCAGTTTACCTGGCGAACCGATATCTGGTAATTTTGCGGCAGTAGTTTGATATCCAGAACTTACCTTAGAAGTTTCAATCGTAGTAGGAACAGCCTTTAATACTTCAGTTGCTGCTTTAGAAACATTGAGAGGAACATCTGCAATCTTTAATGCGCCGGTTATCACGCCGGAAATATTTCCATTTGATGCCGCAGTAAGAATGCTTAACCCATTTGATAATAATTTGCTAGTAGTTTTATCGATAACTCCACTCTTAGTAAGAGTTGCCAGTAACTTATTGGCATTAGAAACTGTATTTCCCGGTAGAGATGACGAAGAGACATTAATCTGTTTAGTTAAACTATTTGCACCTGTCTTTGAGAGCAAACCTACTGCCGCCAATCCACTAGTTACCGCAGATAAACTCGGAGTTTTTCCTTGTTCGATTGTGTTTGCTAGAGACAACCCAGACTTAACTGCCTTGGCTTGATCTCGTGACAAAACGCCAGCTGAAGACAGTGCATTTACCGTTGATGATAAATCAGGAAGTTTACCAGTTTTGACAGACTTGACTGCCGATGTAATTAGACTGGTTGCTTGTAATAATGACATTAAATGCTCCGATTATGCTTTAGCAGACAACATTGCTGGTGTATATTTTTTAGAGAATTTATCAACTTTGGCGAAATTTTCTCTACCAAAGGCAGAACCGGTGCTAAAGTTGTCTCTGCCTCCAGTTGCATCAGTAATGATTTTGTTTGCTTCACTCTGACTTCTCGCCGTTTTTCTGCCTCGAACCACTCCTCCACCCAAGCCTCGATATTGATAGAAGGCAAAAAACGCCTTAACCGCCACATCTTGATCAGTAATCAACAAATCTGGATTAGCTATGATATCAACGCCGATAATTTGTTTAATCGCGGCATAGTTTGCTCTACCCGTCAACTGATTTAGACCCTTGCCTCTGTAATTCCATCCGTCGGTTCCGCCTTTATTACCATTTACGGTAGCATAGATGAAGTTGGCCAGACCCTGTGGATTATTGGCATATTTAACTGCCTGATCTGCTCTTTTCGGCCACACTTGTCTAATTCTTGCTGCGGAATAACCCATTTGTTCTGCCTTAGGTTTAAGACCACATTCTTTTTCTGCAAGTGCGACAAATGCGATACTCATATAGTCATCATAACCAAGACTTTTTGCTGTTTGGAAAATCTTTTGGGCCATTCCTTTGGCACTACCGGATACTTGAATATCTTGTGCGCCGTCTGGTGCACCTGCTGGATCAGAAGCACTGTTGCCACCTGCTGGTGCGCATGGATCACCTGCCGGACCGCCAGGTACCGCACCGACCGTGCCAAAAAACATGGGGTGCTGGCCGTCTGAGCCATCTGCAAAGAAACCTACGACCCACGTTCCGGTCACTACGCCGTTCGCCGAGCCGCCGACCCCAGATATTGAGGGATTATTTGCGGGCATAATTGGGACAGCCCACGGCAAATCTTCTGTCGGTAGTAGCTCCGTGCTATCTATGTGATAACCCATGATACGAACACGGCATCTTCCGATGCGTAAAGGATCGTCGCGATCTTCGACCACGCCGAACCACCAGTAAAACTGACCAACATTATTAGTTGTTCTATTATCCATCATAGTATAAGTAACTCCATTAATCTATTTATTTGCTTGGAGCCGGGGTTGGAGCCGGTGAAGGAGGATTAGTTGTTGCTGGCGCGGCGGCAGGAGCAGCCGATGCTTCTTCGGCTACAAGTTCTTTCAAATAAGAATCCTTAGCAATTTCGCAAATCATATTATGTCTCAATTTTGTAATTTGATGATGTATCGCAGTTATCATATAATATCCACTTATCCATATATCTCTAACACTGTCCTCATCCGTTTCACCATTTCTACCAGACCCCACGGAAGGATAATCAAAATCTACGATTGTACCAACTTCCATGTCTGTTCTACCTGGAATAGTAATTTTCATTTTCATAGTAGAAATGTCAGAAAACAGACTGTTTCTTTGCTGAACATATTTCTCAGGATGAAGATTCATCAATTCAGGATCCGAGCTATCTAGAACACCAGGATGTATAGACTCAATAAAAACTTTACTGTCGGATGAGCGAATGACTGTAGCCGGAAAAATTGAATTATATTTCTTGCTTTCATCCAGAACTAGACCCGTTTGACCGGGCGCAGATTTATAACTACCTAAATGAGGATATTTCTGAAACTCAAACCCGTGATCGTATGACGTTGCCACATATTCTTTCTTGACTACATCTAATGTGAAAAGAGAGCTTGCAAAATGCCCCAAGTCTTGACCTTTAAGAACATCAACGTTTGATAGAAACTCTAGATTTTCAACGTGAGAATACGCCAAACGAATTGCATTTTCTCCTAGTTGTTCTGCCTCATATTTCTTACGATACTTCAACTTCGACATAATAAAGCCAACTGACATCTGCGATCTAATTAGATCGTTTATAGAACACATGTAAAAACCTTTGGTCGTCTCATAAAATAGAAAAGTCGGAGCATCGGTAACATTTGTTCCCAATGCTCGTTTTGATAGATAACCCATTATTTGAAATGGTGTCCACATAGGAGGTAATAATGAAACCTTAGAAGTATGTGGAGTATCGCCGATAGTAAAGTCAGATTTGGGAGCAGTTGCCGCTGTGTTTTTATCGTTCAAGTATCTAGGAATATCCTTGAACGAATCCTCAAAAACTTTGGCTGCTATTTCATCTGTTGTACCTTCATACTTCTGGCACAAATATGAAATATTATCTACCATACCTTCCATCGAAATGAAGTGCAGAGAATACAATTGTTCTTTGTCTTCATTCGACAAAAATCTATTCTTGATAGCATATACAGCAAATGATTTTTGTATTTTATTTGTTGGGTCGTAGGGCGCCTGAGCTAACTGAGGAGTAGAAATATCCAGAGTTAATATTTCGTCGCCTATCAAAGGAACCTTTTCTATCAAGTTTTGTGTGTCACGGATAATCACATTTCCATGTAAACAAGGAGAAAACATATCTTCATAGATATTGATTTCGACCACGAAGTCTCTAATATCAATAATGCCGCCGTTAGTAACTAGCAACACCTCGTTGTAAATAACATCACCCGCTTTTTGTAGAATTGCAGGATTCAGATCAGCAAAGGCCGACTCATCGAAGTCTTCTTCATTTGAAAAGAGATCCCCATCGCCTTCATATTCAGGATCTCCCTTGGGCTTAGATGCACCCAAAAAACTAAGAAAGTCTACCATTATATTACCTTGAAATCAATGTCTGGAATTTAGTTACGAATGAGTTAAGATACTTAGGTTCTAAAATCTTGACTTCTCTCTTAGCATCATTCAGTATTTCTTCATATTCGATATTCGTAACTGCGATTTTATTTTCAGTATAACTAGATTGTACCGTGATGCCCTCATCGTTTTCATAGTGATGAACATCGTATAATTCTTCCAGACCGCCATATTTTAGTTTGCTATATTCAATCAAATCTGCACCCGACTTCGGCCATTCTTCTCTAATGTCAACGATGTTATTTAAAATCATAATAACCCAGTGATATGTGGGTGAACCATAATATAAATCGCTGACTTGCTCGACTGTATATCCTTCAGGAATAGTTACGGTCTCTAGTTCCGAATAGTGTGTCGCAAACGTATTTGTATAAACTCGTCTGAAAATATCTGTGACATACTTGTATTCATTTCCAATTTTAAGTATATCCGATGGAAAGTTGCTAAAATATGACATAATTAATATCCCAGCTTTGAGCGTTTGTTTGTAAGAGTTTCGAGTTCGGTAAATTCGAGTCTAATGGTGGCTTCTGTTGGCATACCGTTAGTTCCTTGAAAAGTGGTGAACCCATCTGCGCCATAATCGATATTCATTCCTGTGAGGGCACAATTTGATATTCTTCTGACCCAGGTGTTTTCTGCGCCAGACTTATGATAGATTACAATTAAAAACTCTGACGGATAAATTAAAAATACGCCAGCATTACTAGGTTCTGGATGCATATGTTCAAGAAATGTCCCAATAATACCACCGACGCCACCCCTGGCCTCCGATTTACCAAAAACTGTTAAACCTTCTTCATATGTTCTGGGTGCAAATTTATATTCAAAACCAAATTTTCTGAATCCCATATTTTTAAACAACTGCTCTTTATACGGGTTCTCTACTGTTTTTGATGTAGCTTCTTTTAAGTTTGTAACCTGATTTCCGCCAATTGCACCTGCAAGACTTGCTAATTTTCTGGCTGCTAATGCACCAACATCGGTACCGACATCTCCTAGTGAGGCTTCTCCACTAAAGTTACCCGTTGCCGCGGCGCCGACAAAACCTCCTATATCAGCAACATCATAGTTTGCCGAATAACCGTAGCTAAGTTTATCTTGAATGCCTAAAACGATTGCTTTAGATCCCATAATCAATCTTCTTGCGCCTATACCATTAAGAGCCGCACCAGCTGCCACCCCGGCAGCTATACCCAGTGCTGCCACCGTGCCGGCTGTTCCAGCCGCACCAGATTTAAAGAAGTTTGATAACCCACCTTTAGCGCCCATAATACTCTTCAATCCTGCAAGACCAGCAGTACCTAATGTTTCGGCAGCAAGTTTTCCACCTAGTGCGGCACCAGCGGCTGTTGCATGTTCTGCATCGACTCTTTGTTGGCCTGAAGTTTCAAAAATAGTAGCTCTACCAGAGTCCCTCAATGCATTTGCTGCGGTGGTACCTTCTCTAACAAGAGGATAAAAAGCTATCCAATGTGTGTGTTCACTTTGGTCGTTAACAGTAGCTAAACTTTCCGGATATGTAAATGTCTTGGACGCTTTACTTCTTCCACTGAATGGATTGACCATACCCGAAGTGTCTCTATTAAATCTTCCTTCAGGAGAAGGAGAAGAAGCGGACTGCTTTGGGCTTGCCGGCTCTCTTTTTTGTTCTGCCATTTCTAATAAATATCCTATTGGGGTTAGTTTGGACTATTTATATGACATACACGAAGGAGACTATG